TCAGTGACTGGAGTTCAGACGTGTGCTCTTCCGATCTTGATTCGGAGCGCATCTCTTCGGGCAAACTCTCGTTATCAATGAGTGGAACGCCACGGCCATCAACCTTTTTGCTCATTTTTATACGCTTGATTACGGCTAGGTCATCCATGTAGTCCATGTGCCCCAGTGCGTTGTACCAGACGCTGTCGCCTGCAACGCAACCCCAATAGTTGCCTGTGCTGCCACAGTAGCCCGTGCCAGACCCGCCAGCGGGAAACAAATTGCCATGTCCACTCTCATGCGGCGCAGGCGCATACCGACCGTTAGGGTTAACATACATCGGATAGTTATCTACACCTTGAGCTTCCAAGACGTAACCTGAAGTATCTCGAGGCATAGACCACATTTTTACTCTGCCATCATCGCCAATCGCCTCCCAGCCTGCAACGAAAACCTTGTTTTTAACATGCACCTCATCCCAGCGGAACGCCCCGTTACCGAGTTTATCACTACCATCAGAATTAGGGCGGATAAGATGGTTAAGTGCCGAGTTAAGTATCAAATCTCCCGTGAAGGCTGCAAGGAAAGTGTTGGCGCCGTCAAAGCCTAAAGCAGACTTATACACACGACCAGTCAGGAGATTCAGAACAGGAGAGGTTTTGTCGATTTCCACGTTACTGTTAAAGTAGCTGCTTGCAGTTCCGCCGCCTCCGCCCCCGCCAGAAGACACGGGGACGCCTCGTTTACCAATTTTTGTTCGGCTAAGTTTTTCCACGTTAGGCGTATGAGTCCGCAAACCATAGAGGTAGTCGGCTAGATGCGGCGGCTCTTTGCCTAGCTCCAGCGTGATTTCCAGCTTTGTCGGGTCCTCTTTGGGCACCCGATACTCAGCCCACTCCACCCTAAACTGGCTATTGACGCCTTCAACGGGCAACTGCACAGACACTTTATCCCCGCCTAAAATCGGCGACACACCATAATCTAGTACGGTGCTAACTATGTGCAGATGCTCAGCGGGGTCTTTGAGATACGCCAAAAGCGCAGCCGCACGCCGTGTGCATTCGCCGTCGCTCCAAAGCTCCTCATCAACCTCAACATACTCCCGCAACCCGTAGGCTGCTTGGCTTGCTGCGTTCTCGGCGACGCCGTAGTATCGGCGACCGCCAATGTAGAGTTGATGAATCCAAAAACTGCCCGTCCCCACACCGGGATAGTAGAAGGTGATGCGCACAACCAAGATTTTTGTCCAGTCAAAGCCATCCTGCACCCAGTTCCACTGATTCTTATACGCGGAACCGACGCCCGTCTCAAAGTTATGCCAAGAACCGTCAGGACTAACAGACATCTCCTTAGAGGCAGTCTTGTAATTATTATCGTAGAGAATTATCTGACCTGTTCCGCTAAAGGTATCCTGCGCTTTAAGACTGACAGCCAAGATGGGATATTTTTCGCAATCAAGCAGATTACCCGTACCCAACGTGAAATTAGCGCTACCAAAATAGTTGTTAGGCGCATACAGTTTAATGCAAGCCCCGCCATCGGGCGCCCCAGAACCGTCAACGCTAACATATCCAGCGCTGGCCGTCCAAGTGCCCTCAGACGGCGTTAAGCTCCGCGTCCAAGCAACCTTATTACTGGGCAAACTCTTATCCGCTAAACCCCAAACAACAATTTTGTTTCTTATTCGCGTGATGTCTTTCTCATATTCCGCCACTGTGTCAATGTTCTCGGTGATTACGGTCGAGTTAGTTTTGGAGAGTTTGGGGAAAAACTCGAATTTACCATCAGGCGCCACCCTGAAATCAAAACCGATAACGCCCGCTTTGTCAGCGGATTCCGCAACATACTTAAGAATATCCCAAACTGGCGAATCCTCATACTCCAGCTCCGTGTAAGTTGTATCCGTGTTTTCTACAAGCTCAACGCTACTACGTACATGGCTAAGACCTGCGTAGTAATCCATCAGGTCCTTAACTATCTCTTCACCCTTCATGCCCGAATAAGTCGCCGTGACCACTCGGCGGAACAATCGCTCGCCCCAGCAACGCCCACTCACAGTAAGATAACTTTCCGTCGGCGAACTCTGATAATGGACTTTTTCAACCCGCAACGTCAAAAGTAACGGACAGTTCGGCGTCCGCCCCAAGCTAATCGAACCATCCAACCCCACAGTTATCGGGTAGGCACCGCTTGGACTGTACTTGCCGTTATGATTATGCAACGTAACCTCATAGCTGCTGACCTCTTTACTGCAGCCCAAGTGCACCTGCAACTCAACAACATCTGCTTGAGGCACACCCACAGAACCGAAGGCAATCGCTATACTTGGAGGAGCCGTAGACACCTTATTCTATCCCTCGCCTCGCCAGCTCCGCATCTCCACCGCGGACGATGCCTTTAACTCTGGTCGGCGTCTCAGCCGCCACACTGTTAAAGTTCTGCACACTAGCCGTAGCCGTATTCATACTATTAGCGAAGGCATACATAGCCACCGCGGCGGCAGCAATCACAGCAATCCCCACCCCCGTCAACGCCAAAAAGGTTGCATAGCTGATGTTTAGGGCGTTCTGGACGGCTGTTGCAAAGGCGCATGCGGCGGCATAGACCTTTTGAGCCACAGCTAACCCAGTGGATGTACGTAGGAACATGCCCATGACTGAGACAAGCATCATGGTGCCGTTGACGACTTTGGCTTGCTCATCGTTTAAGATGCCGAATTGGTTAGCCATATACCCGATGGCCGTGCCTGCAGCGCCTATGCCCGCAAGAGCAGAGCCAAAGCTTTTGATACGCGCCGTCATACGCTCAGCATCAGTTTGAATACGGTCAAACTCGTGACTTGCCCGATTGATTGCCCGAATGGACATGGTTATTTCTCTAAAACTCATAATCCAGCCTCCGCTTTCGCCTGCTCAATAGCACCAACAATGTTGGCTTCTAGCTCTGGGAGAAACTCTTGAATTGCAGGATAGAGAAACGGATGCGCTTGCATGTAGCGGGTCCCGAACTCCACAAAATAGCTATAGGCAGCCGCCGAACCGATTTCTACGACCCACTCTTGCGTCATGGCGTAGATTTTGCTCTGAAGATAACCCGTACGCACAGGCGCCAACCGCTTAGCCTCAGCGACCACCCGCTGCGCCCAATCATACAGCCAAGCACGAACCCTCTCCTGCATGGCTTGGTCTAGACGTTGCATTGCCGCTGCGAATTCATCCACGCCTTGAACGTCAAAGGTTACCTCGACGGCCATTTCCTCTTTTCCATCTCCGCTTTTTTAGCTTCGTCCTCTGCCATCTCATCCAAAGTCCGCAGGATAGTAGAGAACTCTACGATGGTCTGTCGGCTTGTAGCGTTGTACTCGGCTTCTGTCCATCCGAACCGCTCACACATGACGAACTTGGTGAGTCTGGGGTTAGGCTGCTTTCTTCGGACGGAGAGGATAAAAAACGCTGCTCCTCAATGTCTATGCCGTTTATGTGGTCGTAGGCTTCCTGCAGTTTTAGGCTGAGACCGTAGGGGAGTCGGCCTTGAACTATAAGGTCCCTGTAGAGGGGTTTATGGGCGGGTTGACTAACAAGCGCCAAAAAGAGACATTCTCGGTTCACTTTGAGAATATCCTGTTTAGGCACCTTTCCCGCCGCATCCATATAGCTGACCAATACCCGCTCGTATTCGCCTTGAGTAATTTGGCGGAACTCATACTCACCCGCGAATTGCTCGCCGAAACGCTTATCGATTGACACTTTTTGGGTTTCCATTTTTAAGTCACCGTTAACTTGAAGCTATAGTAAGCGGTCCTTTGGCGTCAAACTGCGCCCTAACCGCGATGAGGTCATCAAGCCACTTCTCATGAGTGACGCTGCTCCATTTGGCTGCATCCATCTGAGCATAAGCCGTACCGCCCAACCCAAAGCGGATGTTAAACTCTGAGTCGGCGAGGGCGTTATCCATCTCTGTTTTGCTTTCAAACTCGAAACGGACTTCCCCGCTAAGCTGCCGATTGCCAAAAGGGATGTACTTGGCTAGATGGCCGTTGGTGCTGCGGATTACGGGCACCTGCTTGGGATTGTTGTTTACGTCAAATTTCCAGCCCACAACCCTATCGTTCAATGAACCGCCGATTGTGACGTCTGTTTCGTTGAATGCAACCGCGCCTGCGTAGGTGGTGTAGGTGGCGCCGCTGAGTTTCGCCGTGCCCGTGGTAACGTTCTGCCCCACCATTTCCAAACTAGCCTTGAGAACATCGTCAATCTCGCAGCTAACAGTCGCCTTACCAATCCGCATATAGTTGAATAGCAGTGAGAGGATGTCTGTTGCTGAAGCCCAAGAGCCCTTATAGTAGAGGACTTGAACACTCAACGTCTTATCCAAATCAATTTTAGCATATTGCAGCAAATCGACGGGCGCAGCCGAAGGCACGATGTAGGACACTTTAAGCGAGGGCACCCTTGTGCCTTTCTTGATGGCGAATAAGTCATAGTTTCCGCCGCTCCGCAACAGCAAATTACTTGGGTTAAAGCTGGGGTTGACTGATTCATGAGGAACGCCAAGCATCGCTGGATTAGACGGCGTTGTGCCCTTCACGGTTTCG